TCTTCTAAAAATTCTGTGTAAGTTTTCATAATTCTTTCCCTTTTCGTTTGGTATGCCAATAGTGTAACACTATTTATACCTTAACACCACCAAGCATTTACACTTTCTGTACTTTCAATTGCTTCTTTGTAGGTCATTCTGACCTCATCAACACAACCATTATAGCAATAAAGAAAGGGACTCGCAAGCCCCTTTTTTTTCTATTCTTTATCTATTTCCACTTCACCCCACCAGAAATCGGTTCTGGAATATTCGTGTTAGCCCCAAGCCCTTCGATGAATTTTTCAAAGTTCTTTGCAAGATAACACTCAGCTTCAAACAATTTGTTAACAGCATCATCATACGCGCATTCTCTACCCACTTTAACATCATAATCTATGAAACTGTAGCAATGTGATTCACCGACAAACATATGACCACTTTTTAATTTCATGAAGCATACGGTTGATTTTTCACAATATGCATAATAAACATATTCGATTTTATTCTTTACACTATTCATTGTTGGTTTCATTTTTAATTCCTTAGTTTAAAATCCGATGTCAAATTCTTCATCACCATCATCTCTACGCATGATACTGACTTTATACTGTGCGTTATCCTGTTCTTGTGGCGAAGCCTGAGTTTTTGAAATATCCAGCCAGTTTTCCATAAACTTTAACGGATTTGACTTTGGTAGAGTGTGATCACTCTTTATTTTAAGAAACTTGTAAACATCCTTGGCACAAAATAGGGTCCATTGATTTAGAACAGTGTCATTAATCCCAACCAATTCCCGACCTTCTGAAAATAGGTATTTGTTCCAAGTCAACTCACCCTCAACTACTTCATTTACAAGATTAAGTATTTTGTCTTTGCATTGTTCCATGGCAATTTTGCCACGTTCGGTTTTCAATTCTTCTGTTAACACAAGTTTATCAAATTCTGCATGGACCTCAAGTTCATCTTGTGCAATCTTTTGTACAGCTTTACCGATAGGCCCAAACATACCAGTGTCACAAATTGCAAATGTTATTGCAAAGCTGCTCATAAACTGAATACGTTCAAGGGCCAGCAATGCAACAAACACCATGAAGGCTTTGTTATAGGTATCCTGATTGTTTTCAACCATCCCCAATGCATACTTATGGGAAGTTTCATGAGCCTCTGCAAATACACCAGACACGGTTGTTAGCCTTGCCATGGCTTCCTCTACCATCAAAACTTCATCAATAATCACACTAGGATCATCAAAGCTATTTCTTACAATTTCAGAATACGTAGCAGAATGCAACACTTCATTATCTGAGATACGTTGAATGGTAGCCCATAACTCAGAAGATGTAATAAATGGAGCCATAACAGGAGCAATACTCTTACACGCAACACTATCAGCCTCCCATTGCCAAGCCAGCGTTTTGATCATGATTTCATAAACGCTTTTGCTGCATGTTTTAAAGTCTACGTTGCATGAACTATAATCAAACTCATTCTCATCCCAATCAAGGGATTTCATGCTTTTATATTTTTTCCAGATTTCAGGATAATGTTTATTGACAGTATCGAATAAACCTGTGTCCTGCCCAAGCAAAAGCTTGGGTTTTTCATAATCTGTTTTTTCTGTATTAAAAACTTTCTTATCTATTGACATTCCATTCCCTTAAAGTGTACAACCACCACCGCCACATGCAGAACCATCATTACCTAGCTCAACACCATCAGATGTTTTGCTATTGACATAATATCTGGTTTTTAATCCCATCTTTGTCATATAGAAATAATCGCTCAACATTTCTTTTGAGCCAACAACTTCATCAGCAATGATTCTACGATAAAGATCGGCGCTAATGGCTTGGTCAGTAAATTTTTGAATTATAGCATAACAGTCAATCAAATCACGGGTATCAATATCCCATGCAAGCTCATACCGTTTTGCAAGTTTTTCGCTATCAGGCGCACACCAGTTAATAATGATGTTGTTGTCTGACTTTAGCATAGAAATATCTCTAACAGGATACACGCCATTAGTGGTTCCAGAGGCTTTTGAGCTAGATTCAGAAGGCATATGCGCACATACAACAGAGTTTCTAATACCCCCATTGGTGATAACTTCTCGCCTCAATTCTTCCCAATCGTATTGTAGATCAGTACCCACTACAGCGTCAACATTCCTATTGTATGTGTCGATAGGCATCCAACCATCAACCCATTTTGTTTTATTGATCCATGGAGCATTACCAAGCTCTTTACCCAATTTCAGACTTGCTTTGATCAGATAGTACATATGCTTTTCTGATACGTTGTGAATCTCTTTCTTGCCTTCCTCAGAGCTATAGCGAAAGCCTTTCTTAGCCATGTGATGAGCCAATCCGATAATACCCACACCAGCATTGAGTCTTGACTTAGCAGTAACTCCCAAATGCGGAAGTTCGTAATGTGTTCTATGAATGCATTTGTCGATCATAAGCAATGCATAATAACAAGCTTTTTCGTATTCTTCATCATTCTTGACATTAGAAACAACAATACCGCCCAACGAACATAGAGCAATTTCACCCTTACCATGATCTTCATAGGAATACAAGTCTGCCATATTCTCATACCCATCTGTAGGTAGAGAAATCTCAGCGCACAGATTGGAACTATAAATCTTATCATAGAACGGAGTGTGTCTGTTCATCTCATCAGCCCAATGTAAATAGGAGCGTCCGGTTTCATAAGCTTCATTCAATGATGTCAGTAGTGTGTTTCTGGCATTTACATAAGTTTTCTTAAAGTTGTCATCGTTTTCATACTTCTCATAAAGACTAGCAAACAATTCATCATCTTCACTATAAAATGCTTTGTAAAGATCGGGTGCAGTGAAAACGTTGAATAAAAATACTTCTTGATTTTTAGCAGCTTTCCTAGCATAAAACTTGTTGGTTCCTGCGTTATAATCCATGCCACGGATTTTCTTGTCCTCTGTAGACATAGGATTTTTTAATTGAGAAATAACGTTTACTTCTGGATCAAACATAGAATAATATGTTGTAGCAGCCCCACCACGACCATTCTGTAAATTGGCTTTGATAGCCCCAACCAATGATCTATAGTATGGGAGTTTGCCTTGATGCTTAATCATACCACCACGGACAGGATCACCAACAGAACGAATTTGATGATGTGCGCCAATTCCAGCACTCATGTACGTCATGGTGTATGCTATATGATCACCGATACCGATTGATTGTGCATTGTCATTAACAGTATACAAGCAACAACTGGCAAAGCCTCTGAGAGAGGTTCCAAGGTTGACATAGTTGGGAGTAGGGGCATTGATCACCTTGTTAGATAAAAGCTCATAGAATGCGGTCACATCAACCATACGAGTATCTTTTGGTTGATCTTCGGCAAGCGCCATAGCCATACGCATATAAACAAACTGTTGCGATTCGTATTCATCACCAGTGACACGATTACATAATGAATATTTTTGTCGAACCTGTTTCAATTCAAAATGACTTGCTTTTAAATCTTTATTGTGATCAATGAGTTTTTCAATCTCATCATATTCTTGATCTGTATAGCTAAGATATTCCATGATACCAAGCTTCTGTAATTTATGGTGCAGAGCCTTGACAGTCGGAATGTCACCATCATACAGTGTTTTATAGATCAGGGCCGCATACAGTCTACCCGCCATACGGTTATAAGGCCATGAATTGTATTCAAGACAGGTTTTTATTAATCTTTCTTGTAGAACTTGGGAAAAAGATTCTTTCGGGAGTGTGCTAACTGTGTGCAGTACAACACTAGACCAATCAACTTTCGATCCTAAATTTTTTGAGGCCCATTCACCCCATTGATTGACTTTTGATGGGGAAAAGGGTTCTCTATCCCCATTGCGTTTAACAATAGTTTCTATCATTTGTTCCTCTTTATTTTTAAATTTTATTGGTGATAAGGTAATCAACAATAGCCACACAATCTACCACATCACCAATGGGTGATTCAATCGTCTTTCGAGAATAATCGAGAATGGTTCTCAAATCCATATCGAAGCGATTATCAAATGCTTCAAGCATGGCTTCTTTTTTAGAATTACCCTTTCCAGAAAAGTGTTTTTTAATCGTTGTTGGTGCAGGCGTAGAAAATTCAATACCATTTTGCCATAGTTTGTATTTGAGAAGGCCAGTGTTTTCGCCTATGTTAAACACCACACCTTTTGATCCCATTGAATAGCCTTCTAAAGCAACTTCCTTGACATTGAATTTTTGTAGGATTGCCAGCGACCATTCTGAAATATTGTCGAATCTTTCCATTTCAGATTCATAAGGAATGTGAGCCATTCCATAGATGTTTTTGTTGAAGCTGGACTTGTATTTAGT